CGACCGATGGGTCCGGGTGATCCGCTCGGCACACGTCGATGAGCCGCGCAAGAACGGCAAGACGACGACGGCTGGCGGGATCGGCATCTACCTGACCGCTGCCGACGGCGAGGACGGCGCGCAGGTGCTCGCCGTCGCGGCCAGCAAGGATCAGGCTGGCCACTGCTTCAACCCGATCAAGGGCCTCGCCGAGAAGTCCCCCGACTTGGCTCCGTACGTGAAGGCGTACGCCAACAAGATCGTGCACGGGGCATCGGGGTCGTACTTCCGGGTCGTCGCCTCTGTCGGGGATCTGCTGCATGGGGCGAACGTCCACGGCGCCGTCATCGACGAGCTGCACGTACACAAGACCCGCGACGTCGTGGACGCGGTGGAGACCGGCACCGGTGCACGCTCCCAGCCGCTGGTCGTCGTCATCACGACGGCGGACGAGGGTAAGCCGGGCACGATCTATGCGGAGAAGCGTGAGTACCTGGAGAAGCTGGCCCGGGGCGTGTTCGTGGATCACACGTTCTACGGCGTGGTTTGGGCGGCGGCGGAGTCAGAGCGGGACCTGGTCGCGCGGGGTCTGTCGCCGTTCTCGGAGGATGCGCAGCGGCGGGCGAACCCTGGGTACGGGGTGTCGCCGACGAAGGCGTTTCTGGAGGCGGAGGCTGCCTCCGCGAAGGAGTCGCCGGCGAAGCTGGCCCGGTATCTGCGGCTGCATCTGGGGATCCGAACGAAGCAGGCGACCCGGTTCATCCGGTTGGAGGACTGGGATCGCTCCGCCGGGGTGGTCGACGTGGCCGCGTTGGCTGGTCGGAAGTGTCATGGCGGGCTGGACATGGGTTCGGTCAGCGACTTGACGGCGCTGTGCTGGATCTTCCCGGACCGGCCCGGCGACCGGTATGAAGCGCTGTGGCGGTTCTGGCTGCCGGAGGATGCGTTGGAGGACCTGGATCGGCGTACCGCGGGGTATGCGCGGGCGTGGGTGCGCGACGGTTGGATCCAGACCACACCCGGGGCGGTGTTCGACCCGTCGGCGGTCAACGACCAGATCGACGAGGACGCGCAGGTGTTCGATGTGCAGACGGTTGGCTATGACCGGTGGGGCGCCAACGACGTGACCCGTAAGGCCGGCGAGGCGGGCATGACGATGGTCGCGATCGGGCAGGGCTTCGCGGCTTTGTCGGCTCCATTGAAGGAGATCCTGCGGCTGACGCTGGTGGGCCGGCTGGTCCACGGCGGTAATCCGGTGGCCCGGTGGATGGTCGACAACTTGGCGGTGGCGATGGACCGGCACGGCAACGTCAAACCGGACAAGGCCGCTGGCGCCGACAAGATCGATGGTGTTGCGGCGGCGGTGAACGCGCTCAAGGAGTGTATGGACGCCGAGGTGCTTGAGGTTATGCCGCCGCCGGCGACGTACCCGACCAGTCCGGTGGATTCGCGGGAGTTGTTCCGCCCGACCAAGCGCCTGGCGTTGTGAGGAGTCGAGCTGTGGAGATCAGTTTCCGGGTGCCGAAGCTGCCCTCTGGGCTGGCGATGAATCTCGTTGGCCTGTTCGGGCTGGTCGCGATGGTGCTGGCGGTGGGTGGGCTCACGCACAACTGGTGGTGGTCGCTGCTGGCCGGCGGTGCGGTGGCGTTCGGGTTGGCCTACGTTGCGCAGACGCAGACGCAGACGCAGGGCGAGCCGGCCGCGACCGCCGATGCCCTCGATGAGCAGCCCCGCGAGGTCGCCTACCTGCGCGGTAAGCCCGCGACGGCCTGATGCGTCCCTGGTTCGCGCCCGGCCGCCGCCCCGAACGGGCAGTCGAGGCCACCCCTGAGCAGGTCATCGCCACCGGCGCGATGTACGGCACGTACGGGCGTGACCCGGTCGACAACGACCTCGGGTACCGCCGTGGCGGCTCCGGTGGCCGGGAGCCGCCGTACTGGACCCTGGAGAAGGCGCGCACCTACTCGGTAGCGGCGTACCGGGCCAACCCGATGGCGACCGCGATCATCGACACGTACACGGCGTTTTGCGTCGGCGACTCCGGAGTCAAGCTCCAGGCCAGCAACCCGCAGGTGCAGCAGGTCGCTGAGGAGTTCTGGACCGACCCGGCCAACGACCTGGCCGGGATCCAGGAGATCGCGCTGCGTTCGCAGCTGCTGCTCGGCGAGAAGCTGTACGAGCTGATGGTCGGGTCTAACTCTGGGGTGGTGCGGTTCTCCCCGATCGAGCCGGCCGCCATCGTCGAGGTCCATCTGCGCGACGGCAACCCGCTGTGGCCCGACGCGGTGCTGCTGACTCCTGCCGACGGCTCTCTGGACTACCAGACGCGGTCCCTGGCACGGGTCGACGGCGCGACCGGCTTGCGGGATGGGCAGGCAATGTTCTGGGCCCCGTGGAAGACCCTGGACACCGACCGGCGCGGTATGCCGTTCTTAACCTCGGTGTTGGACTGGCTGGACAACTACGACACCGTCCTGAGCAACATGATCGACCGGACTGCGCTGGCCCGCTACATCGCCTACGACGTGACGGTCAAAGGGTCGGACGTGGATGTGCAGAACTTCGTGCAGCGCCGTGGCGGCACGCACATCCCGCCGTCGGGGTCGATCGAGGTCCACAACGAGGCCGTCGATTGGAAGCCGGTCGCCGCGCAGACCGGGGCGTACGAGGACGCGAAGGCCAACCAGTCGGTGCTGACTAACGTCGCCGCCGGGGCCGGTCTGGCCAAGACCTGGCTGGCCGAACCCGAGGACGCCAACCGGGCTACCAGCCTGACCATGGCCGAACCGGTACGCCGTCGGGTCGGCGGCGTTCAGCGTGCGTGGCTCGCCCAGCAGGCCGAGCTGGTCCGCTTCGCAGTGGACCGGGCGGTGGCCGCCCGACGGCTGCCCTTCGCCGTCACTGCCACTGACCCGAAGACCCGGTTGCAGCGCGAGGTGCCAGCCTCCCAGTGCGTCAGTGTCACCGGGCCGGAGATCGCTGCCGCCGATGCGCAGATCGCCGCGCAGGTGCTGCTCAACCTGTCCACCGGCCTGGAGAAGCTCGTCCAGATCCGGGCGTTGACCCCCGAGGCGGCTGCGTTGGCCGCACAGAAGGGTTGGGAGGACTACGTGGGCGTCCCCTACGTCCCCTCACTCGCCGCGCCTGACGTCAAGCCCGACGACCTCGCCACTCACGTCGATGCGACGCAGCGGCCCACCAAGGGTGTCCTGCGCGCGGTCGGCCAGTAACCCCGAAGGAGTCATACTGTGCAGCCGACCCTCCTCACCGTCGAGCAGGCCGCGAAGCGGCTGGGCATGAAGCCCTCCGAGATCGTGTCCGTGGACCAGGTCGACGGGGGCGCCGCGGTGACCACCCACGACGCCAGCGTGACCCTGATCGCCCACGGCGGCGGCCTGGTCTTCGGATGGGAGCCAGGCGAGGCCGACGACCAGGCCGACGACGGCGCGCAAGACGAAGCTGGTCCAGTTGCCGGCAAGGTGCCGACAGTCGCCGAGGTCCTCGCCGCGGTAGGCGAGGACCCGGACAAGGCCACCGCCGCGCTGGCCGAGGAGCAGGCCCGAGACAAGCCCCGGCCGACCCTCGTGGTCGGCCTGCAGAAGGTCCTGGAGGCCCGGGAGTGAACGACGGACACGGGCACGTCACGCCGCGCCCGGACGGGCTCAAGGCCCGCTGCGGCGGTCCGGGGCTGTGCCCCGAGTGCAACCAGGAAGCGGCCATCGCCGGCTTCCGCGGCCCGACCGGGTCGCCCGCGGTGACGCACTGCCCGCATTGCGGCGGAAAGCTACCCGAGGATGGTGCGGCGGTACGGGCCACCGAGACGACCGTTGAGGCCATCGACGGTCAGCGTTCCACCGGTGACACCCGCGCCCTCCTCGAAGCGGCACTACAGAACAGGGCCCGGGAGCAGTCTGGGCGCTCCTGGGTGTACGTGTGGGTCCGCGACTTCACCGACAGTCAGGTGGTCTACCAGTACGACGAGAAGACGTGGCAGTGTTCCTACGCCCTGACTCCGTCCGGGACGGCCGGGTCGATCGAGCTTGGCGCGCCGACCGAGGTGCTCGAGCAGACCTGGTACGTACCCGCGGCCGGCGGCGACCCATCTATGCCGGCCAGCCCCGCAGGGGAATCCAGCCCGGACGGGGCGGCGCAGCGCGCCGCCGAGACAACTCTGGCCCGCATCGACAGCCGTGTCATCGAGGCCAAGGGCACTGACGACACGGGCGGGCGGGTGTTCCGGGTCCGGATCATCGCCTACGGCGACTCCCGCAACGGGCGCCGCTACCCGGCCGCGGTGATGCGCGAGGCCGTGTCCCTGTACGAGGGCGCGACCGCGTTCGACCACCACCGCTCCACCGAGGAGTTGACGTCGGGGTCGCTGAGCGGGCTGGTCGGGTCGTACCGCAGCTGCGCAGCCGAGTCCGACGGGATCTACGGCGACCTGCACCTGCTGCCCTCGTCGACCCATGCAGCTGAGGCCCTGGACGCGTCGCTGACCGCGCAGGAGGCCGGTCTGCCGCCGCTGGTCGGGATCAGCCACGACGTGAAGGTCCACTTCCGGCCGGTCATCGACGGTGGCCGCCAGATCCAGGAGGCCACCCAGATCGCCGAGGTCCAGTCCAGCGACGTCGTGGTACGCCCCGCAGC